GTGTGCATCACCCAATCCATGCCGTTCCACGTAAACGGCACACTATACTCTACATTCTCAATTGCCACGGTTAGAACACCTGCCCGAATCTCCACCTGTCTGCGAGGAAGTTAGTTAACAACGTCGCGGTGCTCAGTATTGCGTTGTAGATGCGTGCGAAGTAAACGGTTATACTTGGGCCACCACTACCCAGCCAGTCATTGTTTCCGATTATGAAATCATACGATGCGTCGGTGTGGTAGGTTGAGGCCGAGCCGGTGTTTGCCATTGTAGGTGTTTGTGGTACGCCGTTTATATGGACAACTGGTGCTGTTCCGAACACACCAAGCGCCTGCGTGAACTGTATGTCATAAAAGTTGCCTGCGGTAAAGCTGCCGTTCGGCATTATCCAGTTGATGTGTGATGTGCCGTTATTGTCAAAGCGTATAAGGCTGAGTGTATTTGTTGGGTATAGCGCGAGACACCAGCCTGCCGAACTTGCACCGCCTTTCGAGAGTAAGTACGTGTAGTCAGAGCGCGAGGTGAGGTATACTCCTATCTCGACCGTGATGTTTGCGATGTTCTCGACTGGAGCGGTCTGGCCTGGTATTCGTATGCCATCGGTGGCTCCGTCGTTGGTGAACGATGATGCGCCGGTCGATTGGAGCACGTAACGGTTCGCGTGGGGTATGGCGTCGTATGTAGGATAGTTCGGCGTTTCGTTCGGAATTACTGTTCCTGCCGACGGCCAATCCTGCAAATTGACTAAGCAGTTTGCGAGGTTAACGTGCGCGTTTTGAAACGGGTAGGCTGTCTGGCCAAAACTGTGAGCGCGCATCGTTTACGCCCTCGCAAGCCAGTTAACTACAGGAGTTGTATCCGCCGTTGAACTCATCACAAAGATTTTGTTGACGTTCGATGCGGGTATGGTGAAATCTCTCCCCGGAGCGAGCTGCATCACGCACGTTGAGGCCGACGAACCGAACAACACTATAACGGTGTTTGTGGTGGGCGCTTGTATCGTGACTTCTGCACAAGCTTGAGTTGACGTCAACGCCACGCCTGCGCTTGCGCCGATGCTATAGGTGTGTTGTGTTGTTGGAGCCGTCGCGCCACTTGCTAACCCTGACGTCGTTGTGCCGTCGCCCCACGTAATCGACCACGTTCCTGAGTTCGTCGTAGCGCTAAATGCATACGTGGCTTCCCCTAAGTCGCTTACTACCAGCTCAATATTACCTGCCGCACAATCCGTAATAGTCGGCCAACACGTCGGCCATGTCCAGCCCCCACCTGCCGGAGCAACGGTAGGACATATACGCGCCCCAAATCCCTGTGTTTTCATTTATGCCCTCGCAATCCAATTCACCATTGGAGTCGTGTCTGAAGTTGAACTCTTAATGAAAATCTTGTTAACGTTTGAAACGGCAATCGTATAATCGCGTCCCGCCACTAATTCCATATAGCATGTTGATGGCGAGGTGCCAAAAAGAACCGTGACTGTGTTTGCCACCGGTGCTTGGATTGTTACCTCTGAACATGTTTGTGTCGTCATCGCCGCACCGTTTGTTGTAGCTGACCCGTATGCGGCTACGGAACCAATTTGACCACTGTAAACCGTTGTTGACCCTACTTGAGCAACCGCTATGAAATGAGCAAGCTGGTCTACCGTGGCTTCAAGTACTGCGTCCGTTACGCTACCGTTAAAGCCCGGAATTGCGACTACTGCGGCTGTGATTGTATTTGCAAGAGCGACGAGGCCCGGATCAGTTGACAAGAGTGACACCGCGCCGCCGCTGCCGCCGCCGCTGCCGCCCGCTACGATATTAACTGGCACTCCTTGAGTGTTTGGATCATACCCTGCGTCTCCCGGATTCCCTGTCATCTTTTTATTCCTCCTATGTTTGTGACGGCATGATAAACAACCGCCCTCGTATCCCAATCCATGACTGACTTGTATACGTCAGTCGTCCTTCGTGGTCATAGATGATCGGCACGCCGATCGTCTTAGTGTCCGGCAACGGCGTGTCAGTCGGTAAGAATGATATGCTGAACGTGTTGATTATCCCGTTGACCGGGTCGGCGAGAGTGATGTTCCCGGCATCGGTGCTTTTAGGTATCAGTATGTCCCCGTTGAACGTGGCATTCCACGTAATATCATAATCAGTGATGTCTCGGGGATCTCCGGCAGGTGTGAACAAATGGATGTTCACCGTCAGCGATGCCCGCTCATCGATGTTAATATCCACGCCGGTCGGCGTTGCGGCCATCGGCGTTGTAATTGGTAAGCCGCCGCTGTCCACTTCCGTCACTTTATAGCCTATGCTCATTCGGTTGCTACCTCCCCAACAATATCAATTGAATCGGTCACGATACCCGTGAGATCCTCACTGTCGATCACATACGTTGCGACATCGGCCTCATCTATGACCACGACGTCAAAGTCGAGGACTTTATTATAGGCAATCACGCCGTAAGCGTCGCAAACTTCCGCCTCCATCGCCGGGACAACAGTTGTCGTCGCCGTCTCCGATTGTTGCACGCTTGTGTAGTTCTCTGTCTCGACGACGCAATCGCCGACGACCTCAGTGTTGACGTGCGTGCTAAGTTGACTGACGATCAGCGGTCTCGCTGTGAACTCGTTGCCTGTCGCAACTGCCGGGAATACAAACTCATAGAGGTGCATGACATCGCAATATACGATGACAGTATCGATCTCCATTCCCACGACGGTCGTCGTGACGGTAAAACCGATCGTTATTGTCGGGTTTGCCCCCGCCGTTGCTTCCATTGCAGGCACGACCGCTGGCAATGCTATCCACGCGCCCGCAGTCCCGAGTGGCAAAGTTGCTATCGCCATATCGGGAGGAGAGATCGCATTCACTGTTTGACTAACACTCGCGCCTGTGATCGCAATTGCAGTCGGTGAACATGAGCATGTAAGGTGTGTCGCATCGCCGTCATAACTGACCCCGTACCACGTCACGCCCGCGACCGCAGTGACATCAATCGTATATTCACCGCTCGGGTCAGTCGTTGCGGCGATCGCCCCACCTGACGGAGTCCACGGCCCGGACTGAGACGTTCCTGTCCATAATCTGATGCTTGCCGAGTCGAGGCCGACACCCATTCCGCTTAACACGCCGGAGAGTCCAAACAGTGAGCCGACCGCCGGAGTCGTGGTGCTCGCGGACATCGTGATACTCATCGGCATCTTCTGTCCACGACTCTTAAAGATCGTACTCGTTGAACTTCCGTGGCCGGTGTCACCGGGAAAGACAACATACTCGTCCTCGAGTGCGATGGCCGTTTGTTCGTACGAATAATTGCCGTTTGCGTCGGTCGTGCAATACCCAACCTCCGCATGCCATGTCTCCTCGTCGGTCGTGTACCAAACGTTGAGTGCTTTGCCTGCGAGTTTAACGCCTGCCGTTGTTTGGAGTGTGCCGGTGACTTCGTAGATCTGACCGAGGATTGGTGTCAGTGTGTTTGGAGTGGCCGAGATCGTTGTTGCGACCGAAGGATTCCATCGAACGGAATCCGCTGCGAAGTCCGAGAACGACGCCCAATTCTTAGCCTCGGCGCTGTACTCGCGGTACACAATCAAATCAAAGTTTATGTTGTAATTCGTGCATCCTGCGGAACAGTTGCCAATCGCTGCCTGATACCCGGAGTCGGTGTTATGCCACGATGAATCGGAGCAGTTCTTTGTCATTGCGACCGACGTGGCCGTTGGTGCGACAGGCGTGCCGCCCGATGGAGTCGCCCCAACCCAAATGCTCACGTTACTAGCGGCGCACGACTGCGGATTCGCGGGGATGTTTACCGAAACTTGGATGTAGTAGGTCTTGCCCGCGGTGAGCGCCCGGTTCGATGACCAATAGACCGATGACCCGGCGGACGCGCCAGCACGGAGGAATAGGATATACCCGTTTTGGATATAGATCGAGTATGCGCCCCATGCCTTGTCGTAGATCTTGGAGATTGTTCCGTTGACACCTGCGCCATTATAGTAGAAGCCGATCTCCCAAGAGTGAACGAATGCGCCCGTGCCTGCGGTGTTGTAGTCGGTGCTCGCAACTACAATCGCGTCGCCGCCCGCTGAGAACGGCCCGTAATAAGGATAAGGCGCACCGTTGGCGTTGGTCGCGTGCCAACCGGAGAAATTTGCTCCACCGTTGCCACTCGGGCCGCCGCTGCCATAGTTTGTTATGGTCTCCGAGTCCGCTGCGAACGTGTAGTAAATAGCAAGAGCCACGATTCGTATCTCCGATTAAACTACTTTCAGTCGACAGATTCCATTCGCATCGAATACAACCGTCAGAGTTCCGGCAGTGACGTCTTTCTCAACTCCGAAGTCAAGATAACATATCAGCGGCTTGTTTGTCGCCGTGAAGTCGTAGACCACGCCGCCCTCAGTCACAAACGTCGATGATGTCCACGGGGCCGGTGCTGTCCCGTTGTATTTGAGATAGCGTAACCCGTCATCAGAATCCGTTATCATCCCGAGTGTTGGCGTTGCGACCGCTTGTCCGCCTGCCGTGTAACCTGCGCCCGCGCCGTTGGTCGTCTCCATTGCCGCCGCGATCGTGGTATAACTGGTCTCAGTCTCGTTACTCGGGACATACGTCGGCGAGTTCGTTGATGATTTAGCGAGTGCGAGTTTGATCGTGTCCGTGAGCCAATTGATTCGCTCCGTCGGATGTCCGACCATTCTCAGCGGCCCGCCTTCATACATAGTTCCAACCATGTTAATTTCTCCTTTTAGATGTCCGCCCTTGGGATCTTGCGAAGGTGTGCCGGACAACCGTTGTCAAATAGATCCTTGCGCTCCATTTGCCACTTCATCTTAAACCCGCACCACGATTGTACTCCTCGCGGCTGCGTTGTTTGACAACTTGAACGCTTGCACGTTGAGCAATTGTGGTACTCATGCGGGAATGGGTGAGTATTGTTTTTAATGATGACCTTTGGGTCAAATACCTCATACTCATATCCAATGCCGCCGCGTTCTTGCGGTTTGATATACTGAGTCTCGGGCATTATCCCCCGACGAGTGGCGTTCCGGTTGCGTCAGTCCATGCCGTGCCGTTATACCAAACTGGCTGATTACGCGTCGTGTCGTAGACCTGTTGCCCTGTCGTCGGTGTGAGCGCCTTTCGCTGTGCCGTTGTTACTATCAACGGGAGAACGCCGACTATACTTGGATCTAACTTCGGGGCAGTTACCGCGCCGTCAAAGATCTGTTCCGTGTCGACGCAATTCGGCCCGAGTGTTGTTCGTGATGAAGTTCCGGGCATGACGCATCACTTCTTTTTAACAGGTGAACGAACCATTTTGTTTTTCTTTGGTGCGTCAACTGCCTTCATTGCCTTTACTTCCTCGACTTCCTCTTCTTTCATTGGATTAACTGCCTTGAGGTATTCTTTGGTTGCGTCGACCGCTGTGCCGCCTTTAATCAAGTTGCCCGCCATAACTTCGTCGTACCATTGATACGAGCCGCTTGTGTGACCGTTATATTCCTTTAGAAATCTGACTAATTGCATTTTGACCTCCTTTTAAAAAAGGAGAAAGGGACTGATGTCCCTCACGCTGACGTTGCCTCGGTTGTCGACGTAGGCGGTTCCTCTCGAGCGTTGAAGAACTCGAGCAAAGGTGTTCCGACCACTGCATCAACTGACGCGGCGACGAACGTTGCCGAGATCTTTATCTTGAGGTTCGCGTTGACCTTGACATTGTCAAGATCCCACATTGCTTCAACAACACCCGGCCCTGTCGTGGCGACGTATCCATGTGCCGCATCCGTGCCGACAGGCGTGATCGTTGGAGCGTTCGCCGTGCCTGCAACATACGAAGGCAACGAGACACTCTGATATGCGTTCGATGTCCCGCTGTCGGACTGCAACTCGAGTTGAACTGCAACCGCGCCGCCGCCTCCCGTTTTAATGAACGGGAATATCGCCCTGACTGCGTTAAACGCCTTGTTGGTTCCGATTGCGTATGCCGTCGGTGTTGAGGTGATCGTTGAACCGGCGCCGGACGCGGTGAGTGTCACCGGGCCGCTCTCGGGCTGCTTGATCCTCGCCTGTCCAATCATTCCACTTTTCCATGCCATGTTACTTCCTCCGTTTGATAACGCCATTCGATTAGACGTTGCCCCATGTCACGCCGGTTAATGCAGCGGCGGATGCGGGATGTCGCATTCCGAAGTCGTGCATTTGAATCGCACGAATAACTGCCTCGTCTCTGCTGAATGGCGAGAGTAAGGTTCCGCTCATATCGTAAGCGGCCTCGGTCGAAGCGTCGATTCTCATCGTCATGGCATCGCCGATAATCATCTCGGGGAACTCGGCAAGATAGATGTAGTTCGTTGTCGGTGCGTCCATGCTCAGTTGAGTCGTGGTTGCGATTGGGTGTCCCCAAAATGTGTTGTTCGCCTGTACTGTTGGGAACGCGAGCATGCCTGTTGCTTCCCTCACTTGTGCGAGCCAGTTCTTGTTTGACGGCCGCATTATCCAACCTCGCTTTGTGTTGGGTACGTTGGCGTTGTCGAGAACTGTCTCCATTCTCGCGGCGTCGGTTGTTGCCGTTACTGCCGATGGAGTTGCGGTCATTGCGATTGCATTTGCCGCAGTCATCTGATTCCGCATTCCGACAGGTGTGGCGAGTGCGCCGTTACCTTCGATGAATGCAAGATCTTCTCTCAATGCCATTTGTTTTACGATGTCGTTGCGAACCATTTGGTCAACGTTCGGTTGTGAGAAGTCAAGGAGATCAGTTGAGATCGCCGTGATTGCTCCGAGTTTGTGACCTTGTAGGTTAATCTGTCCGACTTGTAGCTGCGAGTAGGTGATGTTCCCGCCTTCGCTGAGATACGCTGCCGTTGCGCCGCCGGTTTGCCGTGTGATGCTCAGTTGTCCGTTGACAAGAGGCATGATCGTGCATCCCATTGATCGCATGACCGTCGCGGCAAGCAAGAGTTCAATGACTTCGTCCGAGAGTATCTCGGGAACCATCATGCCGCCTGCGGTTGGAATAGCAACCTCGAGCGCCTTGGTGATCTTGGATTTGTCACCAAACTTCCGCTGCGCCCAAAAGTGAGCATCCCTGACGTTACCCTTGGCGTTCGCGTATGCGATTATAAGTCCGCCAAGTGGATCGACCTTTTCAAACTTGTTTGCTTCCGCATACTGTTCCTCGCCTGCGAGTGCCGTGCGGATCGCAAGGTTCTGTCGGTCAATTGCCTCATGGGTTTGACCCTTGAGTTCGTCTTTTGTTTGTCCAGTTCGCTTCAAGAACATATCTTGAAGCTGTTGCCGTGTGTACTTCGTCTCTCGTTTGATCCCATCTTTGCCCATGAGATCGTTCAACTGAGAACGAGTCATTCGTATTTCGCCCATGTTATGCCTCCGCGCCGTTGCCTTCAAGGACTGCTCGTAGTTCGTCCTCGTCAACAACAACAATCTCGTCGTCAGATTCGTCTTTTACTTCGCCGCCCTCGCCTTGTAGAACGGCCCGCAACTCATCCTCATCGACGACTATAATGTCATCATCAGATTCCCCTTTATCAGTCTCGACGACAATCGGTTCCGTGTTCTCTGTCACTACTGCGGGGACAGTAGCAATCTCGCCCTTTGTTTCATCGGGCGACGCCGCGTTCGTGCCTGATGCCGGTGTCGCATCTCCCGCGTCGGGATTCGGCGCAGGATTGTCGCCTTGATTTGGTTTCGATCCCGGCCCGCCCGGCCCGGGTGTACCTGTCACTTGGTTCAATACCCCGTTCGTCAATTTGACGCCGGAGTTGTGTGCCGCTACTGCGTCCCTAAGATCGCCTTCGTTCGCCGCACTCAGAACGCGCCCCGCTTTCAGTTCGGCAATCGTCGCCTCGAGTCCGGCGATCTTATCCTCATATACTTTCGTTTCTTGTTCGCTCATACTTGCCTCCGTTCCGCCGAATCCTTTTTTCCATTCTAGAGGAGAAGGATCGGCGCATTTAGTCGGCGGGTCGTCCTTCTTGTGCCACGCACACATCGCCGTTTCAACTCGAGAGTGAAGCCAATTCATATCGGCCTGTGTAAAACCTGTCATCAAATTGCCTTGCGCTGCAAATTGATGCAAGCGCCGGTGATATGCTGACAGATCCGACAAACTCTCCTTGTTGATTGCGGTTTGTAAATCACTCTTGTCAGTGTCCGTGATTGTCATGTCTTTGCCTCCTCACGTTCCCGAATCCGCTCCGTGATCTCGGTGATGTGAGCGCACTTCGATTCCTTGAGGGGGCAATCATCGCCCGTACAGAACTTGATTGCTTCCGGTGTCCACGCCTTGAGCATTGACTTGGCTTCGTCATAACCGAACGACTTTGACCTGTCAATCAATGCTTGCGGGTTCGCAGGTACCGGAACTGCGGAGAACTCTAATAGATCCCACTTTGTAAACCTTGTTCCGTCGTTAAATGCGATAATGGCGCTCTTGCCTTCGTCCTTTTCCTCGATGTCCTCCCATTCCATAGGATCAAAGCCTATTGAGACGGCATTGAGGAATCCTGTCAGATACATTCGACGAATCATTGACCCGCGAATGCCTGCATAAGATTCGTGGTAATTGGTATCAGGTTGGAATACGACCTTTGCCTGTATCGCGTTCTGTTCAACTGTTGCGCCGTCCTTGATTGCCTTGATCTTGGTCGCTACCAGCGATACAGATTTGCCGACAGGCATCTCGTCGTAGTTGTGCGCCCATTGCATCACCGGGTTTGTGGTGAAGTTCTCGACCATAACTCCGGCAGGATCAACGATGTCACGATCCCTGTCGCGGACGTCCGTTGTTATAGTGAACGTGATCGGCCCGTTCTCGTCGTTAATATCGCCGAGTGGTTTAACGTCGTCGATCTTGTAGATCTTGTAGATCTTTTTGCCGTGTTTAACATCCTTTGCGAGTGTCATTCAATCACCTACTCAACACAACTCGATCGTGCCGCAAGCATCAGTGCGGCGAGTTGCCGTATGTTCGGGTTATAATGCCAGCACTCGGGATCGCAACCATGAGCAAACCTGTGGTGTTCAAAATGATGCAGCATTATGAAGTTCGCCAAGATGAAGTCATAGTCGTTCTGTTGTGCCGTTGTGAGTTTGTGGTACGGTAGAACATCGTGTGCCTCGAGTTGACACTGATCTCCGGTTGCGCCGTCCAACTTGGCATCAGGAACATTAAGCGAACCTTCCTTTGACCCGCACATCTCGCAAGTATCGTGTGCATTATGGAAGTCGGCTGCCGCCTGTGTCCACGCCACGGTTCTCGGTTGGCTACCTATCCCTTTGAACTGCTTGCGACGTGATAAGAAACTCATCCCGGGAACCTCGCATAAAGAACAGCGGCGATATACACGCCGATTATGATTGCTACTATCTCGGTCAAGAATATAGTTGCCCAATCGCGGATCATGTGTGAATCCTCCTTTAGATAATCCCGGTCTTTTTCCGCTTCTCTAAGTCCGCATCCTCGGTCGACTTTGCCACTTCCTTGGCTTTCTTTTGATCGAGTCGGATCTTTAAGAACTCGTCAGAGTTGAGAAGTAGATGCTCCGCCTCCGTGATACACGTAGGACAGAGCCATTCTCGTTTCTTTGCGCCGCCAATGAGCCGCAGTTTGCGACTATGTTCACCACAGATGTCGCAGTGTTGCGGGACGCGAATCTCGATCCACTCTGTTAGAATATCTTTGTTCATTACCTATCGCCTCCTCGCATCGTCATTTGTAAATCATCAAGAAGTTGACGTTTCTCTGCCGGTGTTAGGTCTTTGATTAGATCTTTGAGTGTGACGGTTGTGACGGTTCCAGTGTTGTATATACATTCAAACTCGCCATTGCCATTATAACCACAATCATGCAACTTTCGCCCGTTGATCTCGCTGTTCATCATCTTTACATCGTCATCGGAGACCGCAACTTTGTGATGTTTTGTTTGCAGGATCTATCGCCACCGTTTAGTTATATCGTCGTCTTTGTTTTTGCAATACTTCAGCACATCTTCAACTTCGATCTTTGCCATTCGCTCACCTTCATACCGTGCCGAATGCTCCGCCGTGGTTCTTGATCTTGACCCCAATTGCGAGCAATTCCATCACCGCTTGATCTAAGGTCACGGTGACGTTGTCTTGTGCCAATCGTTCGGCTATGTATGCCGTCATTGCGGTATCTGTCGTCCCTGCAACTGTCCATGAAACCATCTTATAAACCTCCTAATTGTAGCGCCGTCTTTGTCGCAACGTCACGACGTAACCCCGGCCCGTACGAACCTTTCGTCCGCCTTTTCTGCGTTTGTTTTGTTGTGAGGACATTGAAGCAGCTTCGGGCATGAGAACGTTGGGTTCATTCGAGCCGGGTACATCGGTGACTGCGGGATTCTCGGACGTATCTTGTCCGGTCGGATCAGGCAACGGTTCTGTCGTTGGTTGTGTTGGTTCCGTCGCCTCGGGTGTAAGTGGGTTAAGATCGATGTTCATCGCCAACGGGAACCGTTGACCCATCTCGTCAGGTAAAGGTTCCTCATCTGCCGCCGCTCGAACTTCATCGATCAGGAATGCGTACGGTGCGGCGGTCATCACGGCGAGTTTGTAGTCTTTATCCTCTTGAATCGGCGAGACGAAGTCGATCTCAATAAGTCCGGTATCATCGAACTTAGGAACGAGTTGCTTTTGGAATGCCTCGCGCATTTGGTTTAAGATTGGTGTTAATGTGTATCGTGAGAAGAACAGATCAGCGGCCTCGATCGTCGCCCGGTTACTGTTACTCAATATGCCGATGATCTCAGGCGGTATACCGAACACTTGGATGATCGTGTCACGTTCATATTGCCGCAACGGGATGAACTGCATCGCTTGGAAGTCCTGTTGAAACGTGGTGACTTCGACCGCTTCACTCATGAAGTGCGGTTTAAATGCGTTCCAAAAACCTGATTGTTTCTCGATCCAATCCTCCTCGATCTTCTTTGTCTTTTCCGGGTTCAATCCTTTGCCGGTGATTAAGATGTCAGGTCGTGCTTGCTTCTCAAAGAATGCGCGGACAGTCTTTGCCGCTTCATCATCCGTTGATAGTTCATCGTCGAGAGATTGAGCAACGCCTGATCCGCGAGAATAAGGAACGACAGGATCAGGATCGATCATCCAAAAGACTTCCTCCATTGGGATCGGGAACTGACCTGTTGGGAGTGAGATCATAAAGGCAGGTTCGGCAGGTGTTGGCAATTTGGTGATCGCATTCGGAGTGATCGGCCATATCTGCATTCCTTCGGGAGTTGAATCCCAAACGCCGAATGCTTCGCCAGTTGTCCGCAAGTGAACCGACCACAGGAACATAACCGTTTGCCAACTGAAAAACGGATTCGGTTTCGATAAGAAGATCTCGATCGGATGTTTATCGCCTTCGAGTATGTCCTCGAGAGGAACCATTTGCTCCGTCTCAGGATCTTCGGTCAATCCCAACCATTCGACGCCGCTGATTGAGTGTGAGATCTTGCCGACTGCGGCACGATACCACGGTAAGGTGTTATAAGCGTTGAGAAATTGCGGAATGCCGCGCTTGACGCCGGTCGATTGTCGTGCGGCCCCAAGATACTGTGTGATAAAAGAGTTTGCCGTTGATCCACCTGTCACACTTGCGCCAACAGGTGTCGGTTGTCTTGTGACTGCCTTGCGAACTCGGGTTAATAATCCTTCGCTTGTCGTAGGCACGGTTCAAATAAGGATCGCATCGCAAATAAAGGATATTAAATCTATTACAAAGGACTTTATCAAAAAGTATAGAGATTCAAGATTAGGGAGGAGAACGAAAGCATGTGCCGTATCCGGGGCCATACGTCCCGGACAAGCAACTCGCAGATTTAAGGAGGTGAAAAAAGGACTTAACTCTTTTATATGCTTCCGTTCTACGAGTCGAGTAATGCCACTAAACCGACTCGCGTTATATAGTTGACTTCACTCTTTATCTTTGTTTGCTTCTGATTCGATAATGCACTTACATCGTTTGCATATCGCATCTTGTGTCGTCATCTTCACGCCGCATCTTGCACAACGTGGCAAGTCAATCGAGTTCATCTTCTCATTCATCTAATCCTCTGATCTGAATCATACCAACTTTACAATTCGCACAGTTGTTCTCACAACTGCAAAGACGTTCGCCTTTGACAACCGTTAAGAACTGGCAACCTTTGACGAGTTCATAAACATACGGAGAGTTGCATCTTCTGTTCGTCATGTTAATGGTGAATCCAATGTCCGCGAGTTGCGGTTCGTGTCTTTCGTTCTGTCGCACAGTCAGGACAATAGATCGGCGGTCGTCCGTTGGTCTTGATGATCTTGCCGTTCTTGTTTCTGACTCGGAACTCATGTTCGAACTGTTTGCCACACGGACACTCGATCGTCGCGGTCATTGGTTTGTATGTCATCTCAATTGATTCAACGAAACTATACATCGTCGGCCCTAAGACCGCGAACAGTGTGTCTTTATCCTGTTCGGTTAATGTCACGATCTTAACCTGCGTTCGATTCGCAAGAACGTCATGATAAAGATCGCAACCTCCATAAAGATCACGACCTTCGTATCAAATACAATCTGTTTAAGTCTCATTCGCCGATCACCTTTTGCCCTTTGAATGTGGCGTATGTCATCGTGATTCTCTCGAGCATCTCGACTCGAGTAATGCCACGTTCATCGGCCCACTTCATTATCAGATCACCATACGGATCTTTCTTAATCGTGAGATGCACATAGTTGAGTCTACTCGGTGAGTTCGCGCCCATCGTTTGCCTCTTGATCTAAATGTATTGACTCATCGAGCAAAATGCCGTGCTTGACTAAGAACGCATACGGATAGACTGCCGATGCTCCGATTGTGTTTTGCATCGTGACAGGATTCGGGATAGATGCCGCGAGACTGTATCGCCACATTCCTTTAGGATCCTCCTTGTTGATCGGTTCTGATTCGATCGGACTTAACTTCAATGTGTTGAAGTCAATGTCTTTCTGTTTACAGAACAACCAAAGTTGTCGTCGTAGATCTTTCTCGATGAAGTTCAACTCTTTATCCTTGACCTCGCTGTCGTAGGTGACAACGGATCTCGGATCGATCTCAACGTCTTTCTCCATCGCTTGTCGTTTAGATAATAGATTCATTTAGTCCTCCTTTGAATAATCCCTTGCCTTGATCTTGATCGCTCCGGGTCGATCTTTGCTCACCTCTGTATCTCGTCCATCAGATAGATATTCAATATCACCTCGATCAATCGCTTTCTTAAACTCGGATGATACGATATTCCCGAACGCTTTATTGAGCCACTCGATCGCATCATCGTACTTTAAGTATCTCATGGTTGCCTCTTGTCAACTAAAGTATAATTGCTCATAATCACCTTTGCTTTAAATCATCTCATTATTCGTTGTTAACATGTCGGGGGTTTTATTATTCCTAGGTTCTTAGAGTTCTACAAATTGTCGTCCGTCCCATCGGTATATGTTGTTCTCAAACATATCGGGGCCGAGATCGTAGATCCTGCGAACCCATTTAATCAAGATCCTGCGATAATCATAGTCAGTATCGCGGTTGTCTACGGGGAACGCATTAAGGAATGATCCATGCGGCAAGTGACAACGATCGGTGACTTCAGTAACCGTAATATTATTGTTGATAAAATAGGCGAGACATCTCGATATAAGGATGCTCTCACCGAGTTTAACTCCCTGCAATCTGTGTATCCGATGCAGCATTTTAGGAATTCTATATAATGGTTTTAGAGTGTTGAGTGGGTACATCTCTTCGTTGATTGGTTTTATCATCGTAATACCTCCTTTCTTGGTGCGGGATTATCCCAACCTTCGTCGTGCGTGAGTCGATCGCCGAGCATCTCCTCAAGGTTTGACATCGTTATGTCAATATCATTTGAATTCGCGGGACTTGCTCTGTGTGCGTGAAACTGTGTAAGATAAAACGCATAAGCGCCCTCGCGTTGTTTGTCGGTTGCGTAGTTGCCGTCTCTTGAATCGTCAATAATCTGGCCGCGCGCGTCTCTGATTGGTTTGTTTGAGTCCCAAAAAGACGGCGGCGGCGATATACTTGGCTTTGTGCGTCCTGTCGGCGGCTTTGATTCGTGTGCTCTTGCCCATGCTTGCCACTTGTGGTCTTGGAAAAAAAGATCGGACGGCTTTGAATAGTGCCGTCCGTAAACTATTCTCTTTAAGAGTTTCTCGATCGTGGCAAGTTCTGAGAAAGGTCGCCAATTCAATATCGAGAAATCGGGATTGAGCATGTTTATCCCGTGTTGTTTTCGACCATCACTGACGGGTTTATTGGTTCTAATGTTCCGCCGTTGACGGTTGCGATCCTCCCGATCATTTTGGCGATGTGTGACTCGAGCGTTATGACCCAATAGTCGGTCAATAATCCCATGTCGGCGTATTTCTTGGGTAAATAGCCGTATCCGTGATCGCCCCATGTTGTGTCCCACGAATTTTTGAACTTGTATGCGCCTGTCGTTGTTGATCCATCGGTTTCGTTGGTGATGACTAAGTCAGGAAGCCATGCACAATATTCGAGTGCGTGTCCGCCGACAATTGCCTCGCCTTTAACCGGATACGGGAACCAACCTGTCTTTTCTCCTTGGTCGTAGGACGCGTAAACCGGAACGCCTGCGATAAACGGCAGTCCTGCGACGCTGAATGCGCCAAGAGAATCGAGGAATATTTGATTGAGCGATTTGCCGGGTACGTCGATATTGTAGTAGCCAATCGCCTCGGTCAACTTGGCAGTCGCTTTAACTGCCGCTGTCGGTTCTTTGTTGAGGTTCTTTGCAGTGTTCGGCCACGAAGTCGTCGGAGGACAGCCGTATTTATTCGCTGCCATCGTCACGGCTTTCAATGTTGCGCCGCTGTCGCCATGTAACCCTAACAGATCCCGCGCCATTTTGTAGATGAACATCGCACTGACATCGGTGTATTTGCCTGCGAAGTTCTTTTTCTGCCAATACTCGAAGGCTGACTTGCACGCCATGCCTGTACATTCGCCGAATCCGTTTTGATTATAAACTGGCGTGTCGCCTGCGCTTATGTCGATCGGTTTCGTCGGATCAATTGTCGGCGCAAGCGATGGGAATATCTTGTTCCGCATATCAGGCTTGCTCGGGCCTATCCATCCAAACTTTCTTTCAACGGTCATCTTTTCCTCCGTATATTCGTACATACGCTCCGGGCGGCCACGTCACAGGCGTTACAGTATACTGCGAACTGTTGCATTTGCAGGTTTCGACCTTATCAGGTTGTTCGCTGACTCGAGACAATCGATCGGCCTGATTCTCGAGTCGTTCCGCGATGGTTTTTAACATCCTTCTCTCGCGGTCATCGGTGTGATTAGGCAACCATACCATGTCCTCAATCGTTCTTGCGAGTTGCCGGGCTGTTTGTTTAAGCGCCCATGCTTCGGTGTTTATCTCGTCCTCAAGACTCATTGTTATTAACTCCCGTCCGCCATTCCTCGGCAAACTTGGCGACACTGGATGACGGCTCTCGATTCCATTGCCTGTAGAGAAGCGAAATAACCAAACTGAAAGATCTATCCGCCTCCTCCTTGACTGCTGTGTTCCTTAATCGTGCGATCGCCATTCCGTACAGTTTATTGACTTCTCGCTCGAGTATGACTTCCTCAGTGTTATACGTCGATTTACCCATTACTCGCGCCTCGTTTCTCGTTCTCTGCTTGATGATGCTGTTGCACGTTCTAAAGTGCTATCTAATAAGGCGATAACGGTTGTTATGCCTGTATTCATGTCCGTGAACGGAAGGCCTGCGTCGTCCTCGACAGAGACGCATGCCAATCCTACAATATCCAACACAATTTTCATATTTTCTCCAATAAAAAAAGACACCGGGGATTATTCCCCGATGTCCTGTTTCTCAACTCTTATCCGCTTTGCGGCTTGCATTCGTCCGACTGCCTTCGTCGCTGCGTCGTTCATGAGTGTGGTCATCCACGCCTCGAAGTCCGTCAGTGCGGCGTCGCTGACCTGCTTTGCGCCTGCGGCGACCAACGCGAGCCTCAACATCTCTTTGCTTATCATGCTTGTCACCTCCTTTAACATTCGAGACTTGCTTGCGTCCATGCCGTCTTATCGCCTGCCATGATGTCATCCGCACATCGCTGACAAATGCCGTTGTTCTGTTCTCTTGAGTTCAATGGGTGTTTGCATCGTCGGCAACACGGCGTATCATCGCTCATGGACAGCCCTCCGCAAAACTAATCCCGGTTATCTTGGCGAACTCAATGTATGCCATCAAGTCACGGCGTTGTTCGTGGAGTCGTAGGATCGTCGCTTTGCGTTTCTCGATCAATGCCTTCTTTGTTCGATACTCGATTTTATTCTCCCAATATACCGCGGCATGGTCAAGTCCGACGATTGTCGCCATATCCCGCGCTTTGTCGCTTGTGTACCTCGCTTTGTTGGTTTCGCCGTTCGTCTCGAGTGCGACGCCGACAAAAACCTTTGCCTCTTCAATCTCGAGGACTTCTTTGAGTCTCTCCGCCTCGTATGAGTCGTCGATCATGAGGTTCGTCTCGGCGAGAATCTTGTCAGCGGCTTCGGTCAAGCCATCACTCATCGCCTTTAAAATCTCGGTGGATGCGGTCATGCTTTCATCCATTGCTCAACTCCCTCCGCTGCCATTGCGACTCGAAGTTCCTTGCTCAATGTGATCCGAACCGTTGCGCCGCTGTTCTCTTTCGTAAACTCAAGATACGTGCCGATGAATATGTTGTCCTCATAGGTCATCGTGTAATTGCATTCCTTGAGCCAACCGACCAAACCGCCGAGTAGCTCCTTGTCGTCCTCCATTTGGTTATTTTCCATATTCTCACCTCTGTTCTCTTTGAGTTTCTCGATTGCAGCTTCAAGTGCCTCCGTCGGCGTGTAGTCCTTCAAATCAACGCCGAGGACATCTGTACCTAATTTCTTAAAAAAGTCACTCCATTCGCTCATGGTTTTAGCACCGCCGGTTTTAGAACCGGATACATCTCCAAAAACTTCTTTGTGTCAATCTTCATGTATCTACTCCCGGTTACGTGAATGACCGGCCATATTCCGGCCCTGCATAATTCGTATCCCTTGTTTTGCTTCATCCCGAGGAGCTTCGAGGCTTCCTTAACTGAGATCAACTTCGGAAGCTTGCCTTCACAGTGTATCTCGAGGAAGTCAAGCACGATCTCGAGCGGGATTGCGTCACCGATGATATTGTGGCTACGTTTGTATTGGATAAACTCGTCACGTATGCTTTGAATCATAACTTGCCCTTTGAACATTGGAGCTTGTTGCTTGCCGTGTTATAAGATGAATAGTTGCATACAACGCACTCCTCGACCGGCTTGACATCGTCGCCACATTTGACTAAAAGAATAAGATCCACAGGTTCGGGAAGTATCAGCGTGTCCTTTTTAGTAACGGCCATAAACAAGCTCCGAAATCACATCGTTGGTTGTCATGTCAGGCATGTCAACAGTGCCGTCGGCGTTATGGTGCGCTTGTGCGTATCGATAGTCGTCCCTAATCTTCATGATTTTATTGTAGTTGTCAACTGAGATCTCAACTAAAACAGTCTCGGCGTTGTCGTGTTTTATAGCCGCCCGCTCGACGGCTTCCGCCCGTTCGGTCAACTCTCCGGGATTCCATATTTTTTTAGCGGTCATGTTGCCTAACTCCGCTTGAGAGTCGAATTAATGCTTGAGAGTCGAATTAATGTTTGACCATCCGCAATGCGCTTCAACTGCCATGCGATCTCGGCTTGTATATCTATACTTAGTGCCTGTCCCGTATCTGCGCCGCTATCGAATATCAGACTATGAATATATTGTTCTCTGTCCTTATCGGTCATCAGTCCTCACCTCTAGTATGCCATCTCCTCAAACTTCGCGTCGGCTTGTGCCTCGGCATTGCGGTATGCGTTGTCGGCCCGTTCACAACGGCAAGAGCAGTATTCAAGATGTTGGTAGTCGCCGTCGCCTTGTATTTCGTCGTCGTATTCGTTCCCGCAGTATTCGCATTCTCTAATCATTTTTTTTCACCTCAAAAACTCGATTTTCTCCCACGCCCGTGAGAGTTCATGTTGTAAAAAGATATTCTTGCGTGTAAGTTTCTCAACGTCCTCTTTAAGGATCACAATTTCTTTCGCGTGATCCGTCTCGCACCCATTACAATCGTCCGGGTTTATGCAGTCGCACCAACCCGCGTCGCGTGATGCACACATTTTTTAATCCTCCCTTTGTTTCCTAATAGGAAACGCTAAACTTCCATTGATTCGCACCTTTATATTTGTATCCATTGTATCTTTGCGATCGTTGCATGCTACTTCTAAGGGTCGCAAATAAAGGAGTTTAGCGTCAGGTCGGGATTCGGGTATGCTGTGAACCGCGATCGGTCAAATGACCCTTTTAGATGTTCCCATTTGAGGCGATCAAGCCCACTCAGGTCAGAACTGACGCAATAATGATAAGCAACTCTCAAGGTTTAACGTTCCTTTGATCTTCTTTAGTTGTGGATACTTGTCCGGCAGATCGTTCGGATCAATTCCGACCTTGCCGCCCTGATACGCGTCATCGACGTGTTGCCACGGTATGAGAAAAATCTGATTGGGGATCGGGCCTCGACCTTGTCGGATCTCCGCGGCCATGATTCCGAACCTTTGTGACTTGTCGACAAACTCGGAGATTGTCTCGACTTGGTGACGTCCTTTGCGATCCCAAGCCGAGAAGTAGAATTTCCTTGTCTTTTTTGGATCGATCGACTTGCACTCGATGGCGAGGTAGTGCGCCCGACTGCCTGAGTCGACAAGGACGTCGATAAGCTGAGTATTCCAACGGCTCTGTTTAAGACGGAAGGCAAGGCCCGGTTGTCCTGTTGCAGAGAAAAAATCGTCATTGATTAATCTGACGATCCTGCTTTCAAACGGGCTATACCCTGCCATATATTTAATCCAATCCCGCCTCGCGTCGTCCCTGCTTTTGCAGGCAACTGTCACACAGCCATTCTTTACCCTCGAATTGGTGAACGCCATCCATCTTTGAATCGGTCAGTCCCTTGCATTCACTTAACGGCGTGTGACATCGTGTACACCCTTCGGGCGGGCTCCGTCCAAACTGTCGCTTAAACTCTGCTTTGCTATCTGAATGTCCTTCAATTACTCTTTCGTCCATTTTTACCTCACAACTTTATTCCGTGTGCGATGCTATGAATTTCATTGCCTCGGCTTCGGTTGTTCTTTCATAATCGTTATCGCCGCCTTATTCCTCGCCTTCTCCCATCTCGGCCTCAGCTTCCTCACCTTCCTCCTCGGGAACTCCGTGCGTCGCCCATTCCTCGGCAGGCTCGAATAGAAGGCAACAAGCGCAGTTGATGACGTTCTCGGGACTGCCTGCGTCGTCACCGGGGCAATCCATGTCCTCGCCCATGACCTCGAATGGCGTGGGTTGCGGGACTGACTGACCGTCGGCGTCCGCGTGCCATTCCCGCACGTTGTCCATTCCTGTCGTTGACCATACCTTATTAAGGTCGGGCGCTGCGGCGTTGGAGTCTTGGAGCGTTGCTTTGTTCATCGCTGAGTTGACTTCTGTCCTCGAGATTGTCTCGCCTCGTCCCGGCCATGTTGTCGTCAGTTGTTGGTCGACCGCTTGACCGATCTCATAGTGACCAAGGCCCGCGGCTTGTCCGTCTGCCATCGCTTTCGTGACGTTTGCCTGTTCTGTATCAGTGATTCCGGTGATCTTGTCGCCTCCGGCTTTTATGTCGGAGTTGACACGGTTCTCCCAAGAATCGAGGATCGGAGCGACTTCGGAGTCGTCTTGTTTGATGTAGATCCCGGCATAGTTCCTCGCATGAACGTTGTTGCCGGTGAGATAATCGTGCATATATCGAATTGTAGCGTGACCTGTTGCGATCCAAACGGCCCGCGTTGCCATCATCCAACCTTGACGTGCCGGGCCTTTGAGATATGTATCAATGCGGATCTTGGCGGCGCTTGGTTGTGATGTAGCGGCAAAGATAGCTCTGATAGCCGCGAGGTCGTTCTTGTGCTGCGTCGTGAACTGCTTGCGCCCGTACTTGATCCACTCGTCGCGGTGTGCGCCGATCATGATCGCGTACTTGTGACGCTTGTCGTCTCGTTTAGTCATGCCCTTTCAAGATCCGCATAATATAACCGTTCCGAAACTGCGGGCAGGTTCCGAGATCATCGGGTTCATATCCTGCCGCGCAAGTCTCGTCCTTTTTGTCTAAGTGCTCACAATACCGACAGCCTCGTTTATTTGGTTTCATCTAATGACTGCAAGAATTACGAGCACTGCCACGAACGCACCCCAAACAAACGGGTCAAACGAACAGTGACATCGTGCATACTTGACACGATCACCTCCTCTTAAATTATGAAGTGTCCGAACAGTAGTCCGGCAATAAAGATTAGGATCAGGAATGCGGCGACGCTCCCGTTCGATGCTTGGTGTTGTGACGGGTCGTCCCATTCGTTGATGCGATTGTGCATCGCATGATCGGGAACGCTGTCGTGTTCGTCCATGATCGTGCCTTCGGTCTCTCTATCCTCGTAGCTTTTTCTGTTCATTATACCTCCGGGTAAAGTCGCGTTGTTCCTTCATTATTCTATCAAACTGCTTTTCAGCTTCCTCGTCGGTCACGTGTTCTCACCTTACCAAAAAAGCGGAACGCTCCCTCCATTGCTATCTTCTGCTAACCATGCGGCAATGCCGATAGCACTTGCCAAATCGTCGTGAGCCCCGGTCTTTAATGCGCCGTATAAGTCGTGTCCCTGTGTGTTTATCTTCATTTGATACGTCTCCAATTCCTCTTTGAGTTCCTCAAGTTGTTTCTTGTCCTCATGCGCGACCCAAATGCGCCGCGATTCAAACAGTGCGATCAGTGTTGACGCGAGCTGCGGCTTCGGGAGTGATACATTCCGTGCGTCATTCCACTTCGGGCGCAAACCGCCTGTCAGCGTCACGCGAGTTATGTCAGCGTTTGGGATCAGTTCGACGATCTGATCCGCGACTGCCGTGCCAACTCCGCCCTCATCAATTGCGATATAGATAAAGTCCCAATCGGGATTTGCCTTCGCCTGATTGTAGGCTTTGCGGAGGAGCCTCGCAATCTTTGGATATGGCGTCTCGAGCGGTAAGCGTTGAATGCGCGATAAGTGGTAGACAAACTTGCCTTGGTGCTGTTCGGGGTCAATTGGCAAGAATGGCTCCAAGAATATAAGAGCGGAATAGTCCGACTTCTTGCCCGGGTCAAGGCCGATATATAGTGACTTGTTATAGTTGCCCCACTGCGTCGTGCGCCATGTGTTCGATTCCTCTTTCTCCCGCTGTTTGCGAAGTGCTCGACGTGGTGAGTATTCGTGTTCCTCTATGAACTGTGAAAGTGAACCATCCCCGGGCATCCACGCGGCCCCCATGTTACGAACTGGCATCTTTTTTCCCCCTTATAAATCGTCAAGACTCAGATCTATCTCATTCCTTACAGGTAGTTCGGGATGATCGAATGCCGCTTCGATGTCCTCCGGTTTAAATACGCTGTCGATCGCCTCGGCAAAGTAACAATAATATTCTTGCTTAAACTCCCAATCAAGCATTCGTTCTCGCTCCTCCTCGAGGAACGATCGAGTGAACCGCGGACAATCATCGGCGGTGATCCTGACTTTAAGCCAGTTCTCCTCGTTGTCCCACGCTTCCCAAAAAAAGCCTCGCTTGCCGTGTGGAGTGCTGAGGAGGACGATCTTACCGTTGCTTATAGCGAGCATCGGTCGGGAGTTCGTGTATGCTTTCTCATGCACTTGCGAAGCCTCGTCAATGACGAGGAGCGTGACGTTGGAGTAGCCTCGGATTGAGTCAGGCGCTTGCCCGGTGAGTGCGATGATCCGTGACTTGTTGGCGAGTTCGATCTTTTGCACGGTCTCCGTGACTGATAGAACCGGCCGGTCGATCTGCTTATAGTAATCGGTGATCTTTCGGAAGGTTTCTTTCGCTTGCTCGAGCGTGTGCGATATGACGATGACCATTGACTTCGGAGTCCACAGCGCATGGTGGAGCGCCATCGCCGCCACAATCGAGGACTTGCCGGTTTGTCTCGCGCAGTTGAGGAGGATTCGCTTTGACTTCGTCTCGAGGACTTCGGTTTGCCACGGATCAGGCGGAGCTCCAAAGAGCGCCTCGGCGAACATTGACGGATAGAACATTAACGCGAGCAGATCCGACTCGAGCGGGTTCTCAGTTCTCGGAATTGCCCTCGACGCCATGCTGCATCTCCATTAAAAGCCTGACGAGATCCTTCTCCGCTTCGATGTTACCGCCTGCGACTCTGACGACCGCGTTGTGTAGCTTGTCAATGTCTTGTTCGATCTCGATCCGCATTGGTTCTTTATGGATTCGCCCGAGCTTTTGGTTGTTATCGAACCGGCGGAACATGATGTCCGCGATCGCTTTAAACGCTGAGATCCTATCGGCAGGCATCGGGGCCGTGAGTGCTATATGCCATAAGTTCTCGATGACCTCCGCGACCTCTTGGAGGTAGTCTTGAACGATAAATTCCTCGATAGGTTCGCGGAGAATGAGCCCCCAATTGTCACGCTTATTCCAATCGTTTCGTAACGTAGCTTCGGCGACGTGATACTTGCCCGAGAGCGCCCGGACGATGTTGCATACCTTCTCGCCTTGAGTATATCGTGTATAGAACTCGAGACGTCGGTCATTCAGTTTCGGATCCGGCCCGCGATGGTTATACGGCATCGTCACCAATCCAATACACAAAGCTGCGGCGGCTTCCGGTTTGCTCGCGCTCAATGCAGCCGTGATCGTGGAGTCTCTTACAGAAATATTGCACGGTCGATATGTCGGTGCTGCCGAGTGCTACCATGAGCTCACGGGCGCTCATCTTAGTTCCCGCGGCTTTGAGTACATGGTAGCATTCGATCTGACTCATTAAAACTCCGGCGACAGTTGCTTGATCCAACCTGACCATGTGGTTCCGTTGTAGACGTTGACATAAACGTCGTTGTGCTGTCCGGTACACCAAACCTCGAGGTTTGTCTCGGAGACTGAAACCGCTGAGACGCCCGCGCCTTCCAGCGTTACACCGCCGATGCTTGTCCAAAGAGTCGACCATTGATTGTCAAACATGTATTTAGTCCACACGCCGCCGTCAGAGCCGCGCACGAACAAATGTATGACGCCGCTTGGCCCTAATATAGCGCAAGGCGGACTTGTGCAAATGCCGCCGAGAGATGTCCGTGGAATCCATGTGCCGTCAACTTTTTTCTGTCGCCACAAACAGGTTTTATCCGAGGCGACGGTGAACACATTGACATTACCCGCAGGATCTAAGCAAGTGGCCGGAGCGGATGCAACGGTCGAGACCGGGGGCGGGGGTGTCACCGTTGTCCATGGGAGATCTGTGCGGAATCCGAACGCTGTCTTAAGCGCCTCGACGATTCCGAGCCACGGTTGGTTAAACACGCTCTGTATGTCAGAGTTACACCACATCATGACGTTCTGAACCCCGCCGACCTGATTTATGTAGTTAATAAGAGCTGTCGTGTCTTGCTCGAGGTCGCTCGGGTTATACATCATGAGCGTGAGCCCGTATCGAGGACAGTTCGCCTTTGCGATCGCGGATGACGCGAGATACGCTGAGATTGCGGACTTGTGATACGTTTCGAGCAGGTTCGCAAAGTGAGCATTCGCGGCATGGTTGTATTGGCCGCCGTACATATTCGCGCCGTATTCATCGCCATAGTTAATGTAAGGCTTAACGCTGCCGATCGTGGCAACTCCGGCCCGTCCGATCCCTTCCGCTGAGAAGTAGCTCCACCCCGCGGCTGCCTGTGCTTGTAGTTGCGGGAGATACGGTGTTAGGTCAGTGTTGACGTTCTCTCCGAGTGCGTCCCATAACGGAACCTCGATGTCAAGCGTCCCGGTCATTCCAAACTTTTTAATGCTGTTGATCTGTGCCTGATTGGTGCTCATATCGGGCGTGACGCAATGAACGCCTCGCGCCCCGAGAGCATAGAGTCGTTGGCATGCTGCGTCGGTAATGCTACTCGCCGCTCCGCCAACCTCGAGCCATATCGCTGTCATTTGATACCCTCCGGTTGTTAGAAAATTATGTCAAAGTAAGGAGGTGAGAAGGACGACAAAGGAGGTGATAGGTCATGAAGGAACCTTGTAAAACCTTGTCGCCCTGACAAAGAGCAGTTGTATCGCTTGATGTATAGATTCATCGTCTCACCTCCGACGGCTATAAATTTAAAGTTCCTTGCCTTATAGTTGTCGAAAAAAAAGGCGCGGGTTGCCCCGCTTAGTCCGTCACCATTGGCGTGACGCTGCCTTGCTCGCCTTTTACTCTGAGCAATACCTTCGGAGCAGTTACGTGAGCGACTACTGCGTATGCGATCACCACGATCACAAACCCAATTCCGACGGTGAATACTCCGATGACTACTCCGGCAACGAGCGCGAGCACCCATCCAATCGCCGAACCCCATGAATGCTTTTGCATTAGGGTCGAGTTTAGTCCTTGTTCCTTCACGACGTATCCGGTTGTCATAAAATCGTCTATGACTTTCTGCATGTCGCTTCTGTTCTCAACGTCCCTTATTCGAGTTCCCATTTTTTACCTCCTATAAAAACAACCATATAACCCAAACCGAGCCCATTGCGGCTACGTAGCCAAGAGCCCATAATACAAATTGTGGGTACATCATCGCCTCACCTCAGATATTCCTCGTCAGTTCGGGGTCGCCCCCGAGTTCGTGCAACGATTTCGACGCCATTGTCTCAAATTTTGGTTGCTCGGATTGCGGCTTCGGCTTTGATACTTGAACTATGTTTTCCCAGGTGTCACCGGAATCTGTTGTATTGTGTGCTACTAAAACCCGGCAATTGTCGCCCACTAAATCAGCGACGTCAAACTTCATTGGAAGTTCGCCGGGTCGCAGGTCGGAAACTAACTTGAATAGTGCCGAACTTGGATTCCAGCTTTTGTTGTAGCGGCGTTTGATTAACTTCCCTTCGATGTTGAACGTCACGTAAATGACATTCTTGATTCCATATGCCGTTTCTACTGCGTCTACCGCTTCTACTGCTTCTATATTGGCTTCGTGAACACCCTCATCGATTTGAGCTTTATGGGGCTCACGTTCTACTATCGTTGAACTCATATTGATTCCCTCCGTTCTAAAAATTCTTTATCTGTCATCGTGCCTTTGCTTAAATTACATTTTGCACACGACAATGCAATATTTTCTATATAGTTTGTCCCTCCCCGTGAAAGGGGGATTCTATGTTCTATATGTGTATCTACTAAAATTTTATCACAATAGAAGCAGCGACCATCCTGCTCAACAAATAACTTATTTAAGTCGTTGAGTGTGAAAGAGCCTCCATTGCCTCTTTTACGTGCCCTATACTTTTGCGTATACAATTTGCGGAGCCACTGATGCTCGGCATTCCATCTTCTGCTTTTCGCATTAACATTTTCGCGGTTTGCTTCGTTGTATCTAAACCGAATGACCCTACGCTTATCTGGGTTCGCATGCTGCCATTTTTTGTGGTATATTGCCACCTCTTCTTTGTGCGCATCGTGCCACTTTTTCATTCGTGCTAGGTGTAACTCCTTGTTTTTTTCGTAGCGTTCTTTGTTCTGAACTAAAATCCGCTCTCGATGCTCTTCATGATATTGCTTGTAATACTGACGTTGCCTTTCAGGGTCTTCACTCCATTTGAGTTGACCACCAGTCATTTTTTAATCACTTCGGTGTTTTCATAGTCTTCAAGGGCTCTAATTGCGTCCATTAAAACGTCGCCCATTGAAACTCTAATACCTTCTTCTGCTTGGATTTCTCCGGCTCTCTTTTGGAGCCACTCATGAGCCTCATTCGGAATATATACGCCCTTGTGAGACTCCATAAACGCTTTGCTGTGTTCTTTCATAGTATCAAATGCCAAATGCTCAATATGACGGCGGCGAGCATTGAGCCCCCTGCGATAGCAACGAGGCCCCATAGTTTGAGGTTCTCGCTCAATCGCGGCTTTTTTGGTTTGTGTATCCGTGCTTTCGTCATCAAATCAAAGGCTTGGATTGCCTTGTCCGAATCGAGGAGAATGACCTCATCCTCCGCGATTAGACGGCGCAACTCTAAGGCGTCTCTGATTTGTTGCATTAACTGTTCCTCTGCTTCCATTAGTCACTCACCTCTTTAGGTAATAGTCTATATTCTTTTAATGCTATATAGCCTTGTTGCTCTTTAAACTACCTCTTGTCGACTGCTCGGAATGCGAGGTTGTATGCCCTTTGCTTTATGTCGGCAACGACCTCGGGGACTATCGGGTCGTGATACATCGGCTTTGCTCGACCTGCTCTTATTTCTGTGTCAATGTCGACGGGGTGCGCACAATAGCCTATCCTATCGGTATAATTGCAATCAAAACAAGCGTCGGGAACGCCATGATTTCCAATCGGACAGTCATCCACCAAGTCCTCGGTGCGTGTGTGTGTGTATTCGCGCTTTGTTGCGGCTATCTCGTCACTCGTTATCATTCTTAACCTCCTGAATATAATTCCTCGACTTGTTCCTCAGTTATCCAATTGCGCTTTAACAGTTCCTTAACCTGCTCATACGTCCTATTAAACCGAGCATACGTCACATGAGCCGGATTGACGCAACGATTGTTCCCGCAGAGCGTCTCAAGTCTGCGTCTATCGGGAAGGAAGCCATAGGTCAACAAAAAGAGATAGCGGCGGATATAGACGTATCGGCCTTTTCCATCTGTCGTGACTTTTTTGCCGAGATACATTTTTCCAATATCCTTCTCGTCTTTGAGAACCCAACACTGAGGACGCATGCAGCCGTCGACGCGCTCTTTAATCTCGCGTTCTATGGCGACTATCTGCGTCTCATACTGCCCCCCCCGTCTTAGGCCGAATGAATCTGCCATAGGCTATACTACACGCTCATGCTATAAATATCTTAAATATCTTGGGTCAACAAAAAGAGAAGCAGAAAAATAGAGAGAATAACCAATCGAAAAATAGTTGACCTGCCTAAGTGCGCTTGATTATGTATTAAAACTGTTGGTCGGAATCATGGTGTTTTGTGGTGCGCGGTCAATCACAGAAGTAAGATATTTATTATTTACTTGCTCAAGTTGGTCACATGTGGCTCACACAATCAGGCTAATTCATTGGCCGGTCTGTGCTAGTCTTAACCGTGTTATTGTCCTTTAATGACAAATATAAAAAAAGGAGGAGTTGCCTCCTCAAAGCAGCTTGCCGTGCATCATCGCCGCCATGTCTTGCACAGTCGTACTGATCTGAATACCCATGCCGATAACATAACCGGCGATCACTGATCCCGCTGCGAGTGGGACGACAACGTTGCCACTTGCCGCGAGTGTTGCGATTCCGCCGATGACGGCTATAAGGATCACTACAATCTTGTGCGACGTTGCACTGAGATCCGCCACGTCACTGACGAGCGTGTGTAATACTACACCAATCGTAAGCCCCGCGACGAGGCAAAGAAAATTAACCGTGCTTTGATCTACTATCATTTGTTTCACCTCCTAGTCTTTTAACACCTGTTTCACTAACTCCTCGATAGCCTTTGATGTCGTCATATCCTCCCCTCGCTCCATTTGGAGTTTGCCCGCATAGCGCAAGAGTGCCGCGTGTGCTTCGTTGGTGATGCGGAGAACTTTGTGTTCACTACACCAACGGGCCTGTGCATCTCGATCCTTTTGAGTTGACAACTGACGTCTCCTAGCTCTCTTTTAAACGTGTCAAATCGGCCCGTAGGCTATGATGTTGTCTCCTATAATTGTCACAGCGTCCAACCCTTCGAGTTGCGCGTAAGCTACACCCTCGCCGTCGGTGCTCTGAACTAATACTCGGGCGTTATATGCCTTTGTGACGTCCGGCGAGAACGTTAAAGACAGCACACGCCAATGATCTATCTCATCGGGAAGCGTAACTTCTACCAGCGCCGAGTCGCCGAAGCCGTATAGCGGATCAAGTGCCGGGTCGATGATTTGGAACTTGGCCGTCCCGCCGAGGAACTCCTTTTTCATCACTATCGATACGTTGATCGTGTCGCCGAGTTTGCCGAGGAATGGCGTATCCCAATAGATCGGGAGGTTGGCTTGTTGGATTATGAATTGCCACGTAGGAAATCCGGCATAGGTCTCGAGCGTTTGCATGAACATATAGCCGCCAACGCACCATGTCCGGTGCATGCCGATGTTCCCGTTGTGGTCGTATGAGTCGTTTGAATACCACTGCTTGCTCGCGGCTGTCAGCGGAACTCCGAGAGTGAGTGGGTTCCCGAGAGTCAAGCCATAGCACACGGCCTCATACTCATTTATGAAGTCGACGACGTTGTTGTTGAATGTGCAATTGACATACGTGTTCGATCCGCCGTTTGACGCTCCGAGGCTTGCGCCTTGAAACATGCAGCCGTTGAACAGCGACGTGTTGATCTGATTCATGCACGCGACTTCCATGTTCTGTATTGTGACGTCCTTCCCTTGAATGCCGGTGATATTGTTAATCCCTGTATTCGCGCCGGAGATGACGCAGTCTTGCATAAAGACAGAGCCGGTCATCGTGTCGAGGAACGCGCCAAGCGTCGGAGCGGTAGTCGCGTTTACCGCTGTGCTGTTTAAGATGTCAATCCCGCCGGAGTTACCATAGAGCGCCGGAACGGTGTTGCCTTGGATCGTGAGTGCTGTGATCTCATAGTTGTCGGGGAGGTTGTGTGCGAGGTGAGCTCCGCCTGCAAGCCATAAGCCGATAAGTGAATCAAACGTGCTGACCTCAGTCGCAAACAACGGGGCCGGGACGCCTACTGCGACGGGAGCGTTGACATAGATCGGCCGCGAGACGTGTGCGAGGATCTCGCCGACAAGCCGCGGCTCTCCAAGAGGTTCGGTGAGCGTGACGATATTCGTCGTTGGATCATACAACGCGACCTCGTAGATCCCGGCGTTGGCTTCGTCAAACATCCCCTGATCGATTGAGCTGCCGATCAGGATCGTGTCGCCGGTGTTAATCATTAGAGTGTCCGTGACGGTGACAGTCGTATCTCCGGCGTTCTGTGGCAATACCAGCGTCGTCTCGTTGATTAGGTCATACCATCCAAATATCGAACAGTTTGCGACGTTAATCAGTCCGCCCGGGGGCGTGTTGCCGAGGACGAGGATTGCGGCCCTGTGCGCCATGCCGATAGGAGCCGCGGCGATCGGGTCGGCTGTGGAGTTACCGATAAAGAGTGAGCCTTCGCCGGTGATCTGTGTCGAGTCCATCAAGGCAAGCGTCGGCGTCAGTGTGAACGGAATGAGCGCCGTTCCGGTGATCGGTGAAGCCGTGGCAAAACATAGCGTGCCGTGGATCACGATCCCGTTGTGTCCTACGTTAAAAGCTGATTCGTCGAGGTCAAAGTGAACGATGTCTCCGGTCGCGATCGAGACGCCGTTGCCATCTCCGGGAACAACGCCCCCGATCCACGTTGCAGGATCGCTCCATAGCATATCGCCGCCGAAACCGCTCGAGGTGATTCCCGCGTCAGCGATGGCGGTCGTTGAGCCGACACTGAACTCGGCCTCGACCACTTCCGGGTAACAACCGGGGTCATATTGAACCGTCGGATCGACAACTTGGAATACTTCTGAGCAATCCGCGCCGTCGATTTGCGTCGCTCCGACGCAAGTGGTGATTATGGTGACATCAGTCATGGTATGAACCTCGACGAAATAATAAATAGCATCGCCATTATCACCGTCAGCATAACCCCAATTAACCACGTTTTATTTGCGGATGCAAAGTCGGTGAATTGTTGAGAGAGCCCCGAAAGGTTTTTTTCAAACTTCTCACCAAGCAGAGCCATCTCCTTCGTGAGCGCCTCGTCAATGTGGTTTATCTTCTCATCAAGACTTTCGTCAATGCGGCTCATTCGGTCGTTGAGCACCCTAAGCATCCCTTCGCGGCTGTCAGTGATCTTTTCGACCTCTGTGTCGGTGCGTTTGTGTTGTTGCTTGAGTGTCTCAAGCTGCTCTTTGACGAGTGCGTTGATTCCGTCCTGAGCCACTTTGTCGAGCCGGAGGCCGTCGAGGAGCTTCTCGTTCTCTTGGAGCGCGTGTTCCGCCTGCGACATCCTAAACGCCATGCTATTTTCATATCTGTAAGAATTGTGTCCGTTCCTCGGCGTCATGTTTTTTCCTCGCTCGCTTTTTTCTAAGTCTTTTCCGCCCGTTGTTAATTTTGTAGCCACGTCTTATCGTGTAATATACTCCATACATTTGCTTGAGTAACGTCGAACCGCTTAGCGATTGCACGTTGAGACAATCCGGTATCAGATAATCGTCGTATCTCAGTTACTTGCACCCAAGTCAGCTTGCTAAATTGACATGCTTCCCCGTTTTCAATGCACCACCGCCCTTTATTTACCGAATCAAATGCATTATCGCTTTTAGTTCCTAAGAACAAATGCTCGGGATTCACACACGCCGGATTGTCGCACGTATGACAAACGAGCATATCATTAGGAATCTTACCAACCGTCAATTCATACGCCGTTCTGTGTGCGCTTTGTAACCGTCCACCACCCCAAATTCTGCCGTAACCTTTGCGAGTATTGCCAGTCCACAACCAACATGAACCCCTATGTCCTGTCACTTCGACCTTAGACCAAAATCGTTCTTCTAAAGACATTTCAATCTCCGTTAGGCAATTAGACTGAGCGTTGATTTACTTTTCTATTTCTACGTCGGCGTTTCTTCTTTCGACGTTCTGTCCCTCGGTGCTTCTTATCATTGCCTGCCATGGTATTATGCGTCGTAACTCGAGCCGTTCGGTGCGGAGCATTGGCTCCGGTTAAACCTGATCCAATTTGGATTTACGTTTGATCCGCCTGCAAATGTACATTTGATGTTTAACGCCGAGTTGCGTGCGGCATACCATGCCTCGTTGTTGGTGACTATATTGGCGTTGACAAGGTTGTCCATGTAGATCCCATAGTCCGGTTTTTGAGCCACGCCGTTCTCAGTCCAAAAGTTATTTCCGGTGATAAAATTGCCCTGTGTCAACTGACCAAACATAAGGATATGTGCATGAGTGTTGTCGGCATCGATACCGTTTGAATTAAAGTGGTTATTTTGGATATTATTACGATACACCGTGAGGCTTCCCGTTGTCGAGCTGCTCAGTTGCAGTCCATCCCACCAATTAAACCCGATCGTGTTATTGTTGATGACGTTTGCCGACGCCCCGATCGATCCCGTCGCTCCGACGAGTTGCATCCCGATCTTATTGTATTTGATCTGATTCTTGGTGATGATTCCCTGTGAGCCGGACGTGCAAACTCCGACCGTACAGTTCCCGATATAGCACCGATCGATTCGATGGCCGAATGAGGTGTCGCCGGAGCTTATACTATTGATAAAGATCCCTTTGTCCGAGCAGTCATTGATATAGAGGTCTTTGAACGTGTTTAAGATCCCATCATTGACGGTGATTGCATTTGAGCCCGCGACAACTGCCGGGAATGAGCCCCGACCGGGAGCTGTCCCGCCGCCATCGATAAACATCTCGGCCACTGAGCACCAATTAACATGATCAAGCAGGATCGCCGGGTTTGCGCCTCCGGCCGAATAGATGCGCGTCCCCCAACCGAGCCCTTTGAGATTGGTCGACCCGGGCATATTGATCGGGCCGCCTGTGTAAAAGTCGCCCTCAGATAACGTAACCGTACCGCCTCCACGACCAAGACCACCATAGCTACCGCCCGGTGAGACTTCGACAAGAGCCGCGTTTATGATGTCCTCAGCATGCTTATATCCTGCCGGTATGACTGCGTCAGCGTTCGCACGGACAAGCGGAGATGCGTTGTCGGCGGCGATGGTGTAGGTCGTTGACTTGGCTGTTCCGCCGTTGACGAAGTTCCGCATGTCACGTATGTTCGCTTGCGTGAGCGTGGCGGCGTTATACGGAACTGTAACGCACGCGAGCGGGATTTGCCATTCCGACTGATACACTTGGGTCGGAGTCGGCGGCATTGGCGTCCCGCTGAGTGACCCGTTGCCTGCGGGATAAACAGAGCCCGCAGTTCCGGGCATAATCTTCACTGTGATGGCTGCGCCAACCCCCCATTTTAGGTCAAGGACGATCAGGTCGGCTCGAGAGCCGTCCAAGCTAGTGTTCACTCCCGGATTGAGCGACAACTGTGGAATCCCATCGTTTGAATAAAAGAACCCCTGAACCCACGCCGAACCGCTATCGATCAATATCTGTCGGTTTGCGCCTCCGGTCGTCGTAACTGCGAGTTGATTGACTACATCCTGCGGGATCGCCATGACGCCGGTCGGCATCCAATAACGAGCCATTTGAGCCCACATATCCTCGTTCATTGCCGTTATATCGAATGGAAAAGAACTTTCTGTCATTTTTAAGTGCCTCCTGTCGGCGGTGCTTTTTTATGGTCGCGAAGTACGACGCTGATCCCGGCAGGCATCGCCGTCGGAACCGGAGTTATAGGAACGAGCGTTAGGTCTTGCGGTGACGGCGGAGTTGTTATCGGCCCCCCGGGTGCGCCGCCCGTCCCGGTTGGGATAATCCCACCTGATTGCGCTGCCGGTTCGCTCGCGTCGATCGAATCCTTGCCGCCGAGGTTCTCCCAAGCATACCACACTGAGCCGTTGCCGTATGTGTGATAGACCTGTGCGTCCGTTCCGGTGACAAAGACATGATAGTTTGTCCCGTCGGAACACGCGCCCGGACCGGTTCCTGTTGCGAGCTGTCCACCTAACTCGAGCCATGCTGCGTCCCAAGCGCCGTCATTCCACTCGAGCATGTAGAGATGGCCGTTTGATCCCTGTGCAAAGACGGCGAGTTGCGTGCTTGACTGTGCGGCAGCTGCCGCCGATGCCGTCGTTTGGAATCCTCCGGCCGTGAGATCCTCCCATGTCGATGTCCAAACGCCGCCCGAGTAGGACTTATGGTAGACGGCCCCGTTTGTCCCCGTGACAAATACGTCGAATAGATTGGCTCCGCGTGAACACGCTGCCGGGCCGGTATTTGCGAGCATCCCTCCACCGAGGCTTATCCAATCGCCCCAAACGCTGCCATTCCATAGCTTATACCAACACGCGCCATCGCTGCCGCGTGCAAGCACCATGACATGATTTAATTGATCCGATACGGCACATACTGACGACGTGCTGATTGCGCCGATGCTTGTCCATATCCACCCGCTCGCGTTGTTGGCATAATATACCGTGTTGTTGTAGCCAGTGACAAACGCATCCATCCGACCCGCGCCCCATGATGCAACGCCAACTCCGGCCCCGGAGTATGCCAAACCGCCGATGCCCCTCCAAACGCCCCAAACGCCCTTTTCTTGTTGTTTGAAATAGATCTTGCTATCGGTTCCGCGTATAAAGACGGCGAGTTCGTTGGCGTCAGGAACGCAGGCCGCCGGAGTTGAACCTTCCCATCCTGCCGAGGTGAGGCTCACAATACCGCCCCAAGTTATAACGATGTCGTGTCCCCAATTGCCCGAGGCTCCTTTTGCGTTATAGTGATACACGCCGGTCTTTTTGGGACTTGGAATTGTGGCGCTGAAATTGCCCTTAGCATTCGGCTTGACCGTCCCGATTGTTGTGAGGTTCCCCGCCGGATCTTTTTGCACAATCGATATTGTGGTTGCGTCCGGTTTGTTTGCGATCCATCCTCCGGCTTGTGTGACCCACCCTTGCGCTCCGCTGATACTGACGGAATCGTTGACGTTGACTGTTTTCGAGTAGAGCGACGTTGTTGGTGCGCCCGTTACTCCACACCATATATGTTTACATGGACACTTTACGACCGCTGCGACGGCTGCGTTTGGAGTCGCAGGCACGGCGCTCCCCGTCCAAAGTCCGACGTCATCCGCCCAATTGCCGCCGTTTGCGAGGTTTAGAACGGTGTTGTCCTCCCTCCATGAATAAATATAAGCGCCGCACGGGAACCCACCACAATTTGATGCGTCGTTGCATCCCGGGCCTGTACAGTTCCCAATAACATAAGCGCCCGAAGTCGGCCCGTCGGAGGACACGGCGATCTGCATGTAGTAGTTAGTATTCAACTTTAAGCTCGCGTTGCTAAATCCCTGATACAATGCCCCCTCGTTGCCCGGAGAGTCGGGCTGTATCTTGACAGGTCGGTTCGCACCAACACCGAGGTAGAACTCAACATCCAAATAGCTCGCGCCTTGTATTTCAACGGTCAAAAAGTAGTAGCCAAGTTGAGTCAAGGTGCTTCCGTCCCAAGAACACCCCTCATGAATATAGCCATAAAATTGATCGTCAGCGGCCGACCAAAGCTTGCCATCGTTACCAACGAGCATACCGTCCACGACACCGTTGACCGGCCACCAACGGGCGATATTTAATCCAATTTGCCATGTGTGCTGATATGGATTGCTTATGCCGCTCGGAACGACTATTCCATCCTTCGCCCCGGTCATCGGCCCCCAAATAGGATGACCCTTTGAGTTCGTGCCGTATTGATTGCGAACGGCTTGTCCATCATACGAACCGGCAGCCGCCGCGCCATAGTTCTTTATCGTTGCCGAGTTTTGATTAAACAGGTAATGAAGATACTGAGTCATGTGCCTCTCATCCCATATCTGACGCCATAATTGTCAATAAGTCCCCGGAAGGTTATATCGAAATCGTTTTGCACAAGTGAGCAAATATCGTATCCAACTCCGCAGTAATAGAGGACGTTATCGCACGGAACGCCCTGCGATCTTGCCGTGTCGATTAGATTGATGTACCACGCGAGGCCGAGGTTCATGCACGACGTCATGTTAATAAGAATCCCGACTTCGTTCGCTCCCGCGTTATATGCATTTATCATTTGGTTAATCGTCGAGGCCGGTGTCGGATCACAGCCGTTGACACACGTTTGGATATAGTCAACGTGCTTCCCGTCTATCGGATGGCTCCAAGGTGCGGCGTACGCATTGATCTGACCGTTGCCAACGCCGTCGTAGTCGTCTCCGCCTATTCCGGCATAGTTACAAACCCACATATAGTTATTCAGCACGCGAGTTATGTCGCCGCTTAATCCTGCGCCTGCGATCAGATCCCATCCCAAGTTTTTAGCCGCAGCGATCACGCCGCCAAACTGATCGCCCGGTGTTAAGGCGCTGTTGCCTTCCGTGTTAAAAGGATTCCACGTTGCGGTCGTGATCCCTGCGTTGTGGATAAACGAGGGATCGGGGATTGTCGATGTGTCATACGTGACGACGCCCGCTTCATCAACTCCGTGGCTCGCAAGCCATCCTATGTCGCTGATCGTCCCGCCCATGCAGATTATACGAAGTTCTGACATTACTTTCACCTCGCGTTAAGCATAAGCTGTCGGATCAAATCGCCTTGCACTCCGATCTGTTGCATGACGCGGGTTTGTTGTCTCTTGCTAAATGCCAAGGCCGCCGATCCTGATGCGCTGCCGCTTCCGGCGGGAACTGAGTAATTGAGATTCGTGACGACCTGATTAATCGGTTCGTCTCCGATCATAACGCAAACAGTGTCGCCGACATAGAAGTCTCGCGGGAAGCGGATCTGATCGGTCTCTTGTATCGTGAGCGTGAGCTGTGCATTATACGCCTCTGATAAAAGAGCGATCTGATTCGTCGCTGCCATGTTCGTGTTGATCTCCGCCGGAGTGTCGCTTGCCTGTCCTGTGGTTGCGCTCTCCCATCCTTCAAACCGGCCGTATTGTTTAATTGAGATCGGGTCGGCCGAGGGGAGCATGATCTTATCGACCCCTGCATTCGGCCCGACGCCGATCACCATGTTCGCTGTCGGAAGCCCAATGGTGTATTCATATTCTGCGAGCGTGCCGGAGTCGGTCGAGAATATCACATCATTGGTAAGGTCGGCTCCGGTGTAAACTTCAAACTCGAGCTTCGTGCCGTTCTGTGTAACGTAGAAATAGACGCCGCCTGCGATCGCTGTGTCTTGTATCTGAGACAGTAAGTTCTCGCCCCGCGAGTTGACGACGACGTTGGCTCCCCGGCCGAAGTTCGTCTCGATGACAAGGTTTGGGATTGCCCGGGGGCCGAACTGATCCACGCATGCGCCCGCCGCGGCGTTGTAATTAACAAGCTCTTTCATGACGGTTTCGGCCGGGCCGCTCCGTGTATCGAATCCCAAGTATGCGGGATTGTCGACGATTGCGCCTTTCGTGTTGGTTTGCGTCACCAATGTTCCGGCGGGATGCGCCCTGCCGAAGTTTGTTGCCGCTATAAGTGTGTTGGTCGTGTAGTCAATCGCGGCGATCACGAATGACGTTCCGGCGATTGTGCCTGCGGTTGCGACCGTCGCCGTCGCCCCGGGCAAGAATCCGCTCGCATCGGTGACAATAAGGTTCGGTTGTGCGACGACTGCGGTCGTGTCGATCGTCGTCGTCAGTCCTTCGGCGACGACCTTGTCAGTGAACCGATAACAGCCGTCAGTGTCGAGGATCATTCCCGAAACTCGGGGATAGCACACTCTCGCGGCGAGATAGGCATTATCACAGCCTCCGAATATCGACGTCGTTCGCATCCCTGTGATATAGTGCGTCTTTGTGAGCATCACCGGCCCGGTCATTATCTGCACGTTGTCACGCAGGAACATAATGCCGTCGCCAAGGCTAAACGTGTGGCCGTTGGAGTTGAGCGCCATGTAGTCCTCAGTGTGCATATCAATTTGCCAGCTCGAGACGTCGTTGAGTGTGATTGTACAGGTGAAGTCGACAAGGTTACGGATCTCGCCGTTGTCCTCGAGGTTTATATCCCGCACGACTACTTGACAGTCAGCGTCGACGAGGTTGGAGATTCCCATTAGATGCCCTCAAACCGCTGCAAGAATGTAAATGTGACAAGTGCCTCGCCTGCGCCTCCATCCATCTCGAGGGAGATCTCGTTCGGCCCCGGAATGAGAGCCCACATATCGCGCTGATTTGCATCCATGAACTTGCGGAGGTTGGTCGTCGTGCCATCGGGCATAACTGACGTGACCGTGTGCGATGTCGCACCGTCCTCGCGCATATCGATCGTGACAACTTCGTCGACGGTGAGAGTGTAATTGAGTAGGAACGATTCGCCGGTCGTGACGTTCATAAGTGACGGGGCGACTCCCGGGCCTGCGATTGTCCAAACCGGGTATGCGTCGGCATCGCCATCATTAAAGACGACCCAATCCCGCGCAACCGCTGACGACGCGAGTCGCCACGGAGAACAGAACCACGGATTAGAATCAAAGAATAGATTGACCGGAGCCTCGTAAGCTGTCACATGCACGATTGCGTTCCCGGCGATGTCATAGAAGTAAGGATCGAACGCAACCATCTTTAACGGGATATTCATCGATTGGAAGCTGCGGTTCGCATCATCGGGAGAGAGCTCGAATCCACTCTCATACTTACAGAAGCAACTCCGCGTCTCACCGAGTTCATTGGTGATCTGTAACTCAATAACGCTCTGAGCATAGGAGAGTGACTTTCGGAGTAGTTGCTTGTTGAGTTCCCGCTCGGCTGCCGTGTATCCTTGAATCCGTATCGGCATGTAGAGCTCTCGCTTCCCGATAAGTTCCTCGCGGAGCTCCTCGCCTGCGATGTTTGGGATCACATCGGATGTATATGTCCGCGGCATCCCGTGGTGTCCGTATGCGCCTTTGAGTAGATGATAGCGGGAATCGTAAGACCAATCGCCCGGCGTGTTCTCAGTGTTGAACATATATTCCTGCGAGTCCCACGCCGTTTTAAGTATCCATTGCTCCATCAAATCGCCCCGATGTGATTATAGTCCTCGAGATCTTGTATCGACTTGAAGATCTTGCGCGTGATGTTCTCCGAGTCGACTGAGACATACCACTTATGGTTATGCACTGTTTGAGGCTGTGACGACGTTGCGGCCGAGGTGTTGACCGACCCAACCGGAAGGTTCACGCCTGTCGGTGTCGAAACCGGGCCGACTGAGCTGACTCCGAACGCAGCCAATACCGACGGGTCAACGCTGCCGAAGTATTTTCGCGGCAAGACCAGCTCATCGCCTTCCTCTCCAATGTTTGCATAATAACCGCCGGGCCTTCCCGGGAAGTATCCACCCTCCGCGAGATGAACGACACCTATACCGGGAATATGTGTGTCAAATGAGACTTGACCAAGTGCGGCCTCAAATGCGCCCGGAATCCCTCCAAAGAATCCCTGTGCGCCGGTCATTAACCACGCACCAAGGCCGCTCACTGCGCCTTGAATTGCGCCGGGCAAGCCGCCGATAAACCCTTGCGCCGCGGTCATAAGCCACGCACCAAAGCCGCTTATTCCTGATTGTATCCAACTCCCGATCTGTGTCCCGATCGTGCTCAATCCGTTTATGAATCGGGCCGGGAGTCCGCTGATCCATCCCCAAATTGAATTTCCGATGCCGCTCAGTCCTGATATGAATTGACCCGGAACTCCCTGCAACCACCCCCAAACCGAGGAACCAATGCCGCTCAGTCCGCTTATGAGTCGTCCCGGGATTCCTGACAACCACCCCCAAACCGAGGAACCAATGCCGCTCAGTCCGTTTATGAACTGTCCGGGAACACCTTGCAGCCAGCTCCACACTTTCGAGCCGATTGTCTCGAGTCCGTTTATAAACTGCATTGGCAACGGCGACAGCTTTGACCAAATGAAGTCTCCGATCGTGGTGAGGAGGTTAATCCACTTTTGCGGCAGGTCTTTTATAAGATTCCAAATGAAGTCTCCGATCGTGGTGAGGAGGTTAATCCACTTTTGCGGCAGGTCTTTTATAAGATTCCAAATGAAGTCGCCGATAGTTGCGAACCCTTGGATCTCTCTCAATGCCAGCCCCGAGATCCATCCCCAAATCT